CTTTTCTTCTAACGCAAACCCGAAAATCATGGTGAAAAATGCCTAAGCAAAAACGTCAGAGAATTGACAGCGCGGCTGCCGCTGTGGTCATGATGCAGAAATCGCTTGCGAAGATCCAGCCGCCACCGAGTGTGCCGTTGCAAGAATGCGACATGCCGTTCTTCAATAACGTCATCGACGAGTTCGCTCGGTCTGAGTGGACGGCGCACCAGTTGGAACTCGCTGCGATGCTGGCGCGGACGATGGCTGATCTTGAGCGCGAGCAGCGGTTGCTGCGCGAAGAAGGCTCGATGATGTTCACCGACAAGGGCACGCCTGTCGTCAACCCTCGCAAGACCATCGTCCAGATGAACGCCGGCACGATCTTGAGTTATCGCAGATCTTTGTCCCTGCACGCGCGCGCGCAGGGTGGAGACGCGAGAGACATCGGCGCACGGCGGTCTGCGGCCAAGATGATCGAAGCAGACAACCCTCTTGAGGACGATCTACTGGCGAGGCCGAACTGATGACACGCGGCGAAAAGGTCATCGCCTTCATCGAGACTTTCTGCCCTGTGCCGGAGGCGAAGAAGGTCGGCGAGCCGATGCGGCTCATGGACTTTCAGAAGCGGTTCATCCTCGACATCTACGACAACCCCAAGGGCACGAGCCGGGCTTACCTCTCGGTGGCCAGGAAGAACGGCAAGTCGGCCCTGATCGCCGGCATCCTGCTGGCTCACATCGTCGGCCCGGAGGCTCGGCAGAACAGCCAGATCATCAGCGGCGCGCGAAGCCGAGATCAGGCCGCGCTGGTCTACAAGCTGGCCGAGAAGATGGTTCGGATGTCGCCGCGTTTGCAGAAGATGGTCCGCATTGTGCCGTCGTCGAAGATGCTGATCGGCCTGCTGATGAATGTCGAATACAAGGCGATCAGCGCGGAGGCCGGGACGGCGCACGGCCTGTCGCCGGTGCTGGCGATCTTGGACGAGGTGGGCCAGGTTCGCGGCCCGAGGGATGCCTTCATCGAGGCGATCGAGACGGCGCAGGGCGCGCACGACAACCCTCTTCTGATCGCGATCAGCACGCAGGCAGCGACGGACGGCGACCTGTTCTCGATCTGGCTGGACGACGCCAAGACGGCCAAAGACCCGAGGATCGTGTCGCACATCTACACCGCGCCGGAAGGCTGCGAGATCATGGATCGCGAGGCTTGGCGTGCGGCCAACCCTGCGATGGGCGAGTTCCGCAGCTTGAGCGACATCGAGGACTTCGCGCGACAGGCCGAGAGACTGCCGGCGAAGGAGAACAGCTTCCGCTGGCTTTACCTCAACCAGCGGATCGAGGCGGTCTCGCCATTCTTGAGCAGGACCGAATGGGAGGCCAACTCGGGGCGGCCCGAGGTCGAATTCGGCGAGCCGTGCTACGCCGGCCTCGACCTGTCGTCGAGCCGAGACTTGACGGCCTTCGTGATGGCGTTTCCGCGCGACGACGGGTTCGACATCATCGGCCGCTATTTCATGCCTTCGCAGGGGCTGGCTGAGAAGTCGAAGATCGACCGCGTGCCCTACGACATTTGGGCGAAGGACGGCGAGATCATCCTGTGCGACGGGCCGGTCATCAACCCGGCGCTGGTTGCGCGAGAGATCGCCGAGTGTTGCGCGAATTACGATGTGCAGCACATCGCCTATGACCGCTGGCGAATCAATGACTTAAAGCGCGAACTTGATGCAATCGGATGCGGCGTGGCGCTGGTTCCTTTCGGGCAGGGCTTCAAGGACATGGCCCCGGCCGTCGACACGATCGAGCGGCTGGTGGCCGAGCGCAAACTGCGCCACGGCGGCCACCCGATCCTCAACATGGGTGCGGCGGGCGCTGTGATCGAGCGCGATCCGGCGGGAAACAGGAAGCTGACGAAGGACAAATCCATCAGCCGGATTGACGGCCTGGTGGCCCTGACGATGGCGGTCGGATCGGTTGCCAAGGTCGAGACCGTTGCAGCGACTTCGCCGTGGGATGACCCGTCGTTCCGCCTTTCGGCTTAGGGCTTTCAAATGTGGCCCATGTCGCCTATAATCCGCCCAGCATCTCGCGAGGGACAACATGGGGCTTCTTGATCGCTTTCGGAAAACCGAAACGCGGGGATCGATTGAAGACCCTCGCGTGCCGATTTCGACGACAGATTTCTTTCGCGTGATGGGTTGGGGTGAACTGGTCTCGGCATCAGGCGTCACCGTCAACATCGACAATGCACTCGGCGTGCCGGCCCTGTGGGCGGCGGTCAACTTTCTGTCTGGCACGCTGGCCGGTCTGCCGCTCAAGGTCTACCGAACGACGCGCGGCGGCTATCAGGAGGTTCGCCCGACGGCGGGCAACCAGTTGCCGGTGATCCTCGGCGAAGCGATCAACCCCGCCATGTCGTCTTTCGAGTGGCGCAAATATATGTTCGATCAGGTGTTCACTGGCGGGCGTGGGATCACTTACATCGAGCGCGATGGTGCTGGCAGGGTCGTGAACCTCTACGCGATTGATCCATCGCTGATTATGGTCAGGTTGCTGAACGGCCAGAAGATCTACGATGTCCGAGTTGGCACGAACACAACGCGCAGTTACCCTGCTGAAGACATCATCGACATCCCGTTCATGCTTGAGCACGACTTCGTGACTCATCGCGGCCCGATCATGACGAACCGGGACGCGATCGGCATGGCTATCGCGGCCAGCCGTTACGGCTCAAAGGCGTTCCAGTCGGGCGGCGTGCCACCTGCGGTGCTGCAAGGTCCGTTCACAAGCGGAGCGGCGGCCACGCGGGCCTCTGACGACGTGGCGCAGACGATGGCAAAACTCGCCCGCGACGGTCGGCCTGTGATGGCCCTGCCGCTCGGGCATGAACTCAAGTCGATCGGCTTCAACCCGGAGCAGATGCAACTGATCGAGTTGCAGCGGTTCTCGATCGAGCAGATCGCGCGGATCTACAGCTTGCCGCCGATTTTCCTTCAGGATCTGACGCGCGGCACCTACTCGAACACCGAGCAGCAGGATCTCCATTTCGTCAAGCACACCGTCAAGCGGTGGGTCGAGCAGATGGAAGCCGAATTGAACCTCAAGCTGTTCGGGCGCGGTTCGCCTTACTTCGTCGAGTTCGACCTTGATGGCCTGATGCGCGGCGACCTGAAGACCCGGATGGAGGCGCACGCGACATCAATCCAGAACGGCATCAAGACGCCGAACGAGGTTCGCAAGATCGAGAACCTGGCCCCGCTCGACGGCGGCGACCAGCTATTCATCCAAGGCGCGACCGTGCCGCTGGCCGGGCAGGCGGCGGTTCAAGCAGCGGGGCAGGCTGATGCCGGTTCCGAATGAGGCGATGAAGGAAGAAGCCCAGCGCGGGCTTGATTGGCGACGGGAGTTCGGTCGCGGCGGCACCGAGATCGGGATCGCTCGGGCGCGCGACATCGTCAACGGGCGAGATCTTTCGCAAGAAACCGTGCGCCGGATGAAGGCTTACTTCGATCGGCACGAGATTGACAAAGAGGCCGAGGGCTTTCGGCCTGGCGAAGACGGCTACCCGAGCAATGGGCGGATCGCTTGGGCCTTGTGGGGCGGTGATGCAGGAAGATCGTGGGCGAACGCGAACATCGAAAACGACCAAGATGAGCGTTTTGGCCGCGAGACACGGCCTTATCCTGGCGAACACGCGGCGCGTTTGCGAGACCCTGATCTCTTTGATCGCTTCGTCCGAGAGAACGATCAAGGTGGCGAAGGGATCGATTTTATCCTTGGAATCAACGAAGAAGGCTCTGAAATCCAGTCAATTAGGTTTGATTCTGGCCTATTTACTGTCGAAGAAGCCAAAAAATGGCTTGATGAGCATGACTTCGTGCCGATCTTGTTCGAACCTGCGCTGCCTGTGGACGATAGAGCGCGCGATGTGATACACTCTCCTTCGGAGGTCGACATGAGCGACAAGGAAATCCGCAGTGGCGTTCCAGTTGAGGTTCGCGCCAATGAGGCCGGTGACATCATGGTCGCCGGCTACGCGGCTGTGTTCGGTCAAGAGACCAACATAGGTGGAATGTTCATGGAAAGCATCGAACGCGGCGCGTTCAAGGATGCCATCGGTCGAGACGACGTTGTGTTCCTCATCAACCACGAGGGCCTGCCGCTTGCTCGGACGCGATCTGGCACCATGACGTTGAGCGAGGATGACCACGGACTCTACATGGAGGCGAGGCTTGACCCGCGCGATCCAGATGTGCGCTCGATCGTGCCGAAGATGAAGCGCGGCGACTTGGACAAGATGTCGTTCGCCTTCATCCCGGAGACGCAGGAGTGGGATGAGAGCGGCGACATGCCGCGACGGACGATCAAGCGCGTGTCGCTTTACGATGTCTCGATCGTCACCACGCCGGCCTATGACGGAACAGAGATCGGCCTTCGGTCGCTTGAGGCGCACCGCAAGGCCAAGAGGGCTGCCAACTTCTCTGCGGCGCGCAAGCGCATGGAGATGAAGGCGAGATACCACGGTCTGACCCGTGAGAACGGCTAAGGCGCGCGCCTTTGCCTATTTGGTGAAATGGCTCAACGAAAGGAACCAGCCATGAACGTCAAAGACCTGCGGGAGCAGATGGCGCGCATCGCGACCGAAGCCCGCTCCAAACTGAACGAAGTGAATGCGAATACCGACGAGAGCCGTGCGGCCGAGATCGAGCGCGAGTTCGATGCGATGATGGCCGAGCACGATCGGATCGGCAAACTGGTCGAGCGTCACGCGAAACTTGACGACATTGAGTCGCGCGCTCGTGATGTCGATGTCTCGAAGCGTCCTGTGCCGCAGAACGCGGAAGGTCGCGGCGTCGATGCTGGCAAGCAAATTGCCTATCGCGAAGCATTCTACGAGATGGTTCGCAATGGTGGCATTGAGGGCCTTGATCCCGAAGTGCGTCATGTCCTTCGCGGCGGCGCGCAGAAGATCGAGTCGCGCATTCAGACTGCCGGCACTACCACCGCTGGTGGTTTCACTGTGCCGACAGAACTCGCGAACTTCATCGACCTCGCCATGAAGGCGTTTGGCCCGATGTACAACGAGGACATCTGCACCACGCTCAACACCACCTCTGGCGCCTCCTTCAAGATCCCGACCGTCGATGATACCAGTGTCACGGCCGTCGCTCACACCGAAGGCACTGCTCTGACCGATACCGGCGCGAAGGACGTGACCTTCGGGCAAGCCTCTCTCGATGCCTATGCTTTCGACACTCAGTGGGTGAAGTGGTCCTATGAACTTGCTCAGGACAGCATCTTCAACATGGAGCCGATCCTCGGCAACCTGCTTGGAGAGCGTCTTGGCCGGATTGCGAACTCGAAACTGACTACCGGCTCGGGATCGTCTGACGTTCAGGGTATCGTAACCGGATCTTCGCTCGGCAAGACCGCGTCCGCGACGGCTGCGATCACCGCCGACGAGATCATCGACCTTCTGCACTCGGTTGACCCGGCCTATCGCTCAAGCCCGAAGGCCGCGTTCATGTTCAACGACAGCACGCTGTCGGCGATCCGCAAGCTGAAGGATGGCGACAACAACTATCTCTGGCAGATGGGCAACTATCAGGTCGGCGTGCCGGGAACCATTCTTGGATACCGTTACCACGTCAACCAGGCGATGGACTCTCTTGCCGCTGCCAAGAAGGTCATGATCTTCGGCGACCTGTCGAAGTTCTACGTCCGCAAGGTTGGTGCCCCGGTCATCACGGTGGTTCGCGAGCGTTTCTGGCCGGATCTCGGCATCGCCGGCCTCATCCGCTTCGACGGCGTCCTGGCCGACACGACAGCGGTCAAGCACCTGATTACCGCTGCTACCTAATAACAATCGGGCGGGGGCTCCGGCTCCCGCCCATCTCCACAGGAGAGAACGATGAAGATCAGAATGTTGACTTCGATGGCCGGCACGAACTTTTCGCACAATCGCGGCGATGAGGTCGAGTACCCGGATGCGATCGCGCAACGTTATGTAGACGCTGGTATCGCCGAACTTGTCCGCGAGGAAATGGTCGAGCGCGCTGTATCTAAGCCCAAGGTCGAAAAGGCGGTCAAGTAAATGGCTCGTGCCCTGCAATCGTTTGAGGCTCTTGAAATAGTGACGGCTCCGGCCGCGCTGCCGATCAGCGTTGCAGAGGTCAAGGCGCAGATGCGCGTCGAGCATTCGGACGACGACGATCTCATCTACCGGCTCATCACGGCGGCCGTCGCCTTCACCGATGTGCAAGGTGCGCTGGGCAAGGCGATCATCACGCAGACATGGCGGCAATGGACGGCGGCAAATCCGGGCGAGGTTTACCTGCTCGTGAAGCCCGTCCAGTCGCTGACGGCGGTCAAGTATTACGACACCAGCGGCGTGTTGCAGACGGCCACGCTGGCCGACTTCGACCTGCTGGGGACGGCGAACAGCAAGTATGTGAAGCCTGCGACCGGGAAGGCATGGCCGTCGACGCAGGCTCGCCCTGACGCGATCGCGCTGGAATACTCCTCCGGCTACGGGGCAACGGCCGCGAGCATCCCGGAGACGATCCGCCACGGGCTGATGATGCTGGTCGCTCACTGGTATGAGAACCGCGAGAGCAGCACGACCGACAATCTGCAAAGCGTGCCTTTCGGCTTCGCCGAGATGATCGGCTCGGAAAGGGCGACATGGTATGGCTAACGCTGGCAGGCTGCGTGAGCGGGCGACCGTCCAGCGTCTGACATCCGGCGCGGTCGACGACTACGGGAACATCTACACCGGCTGGAAGTCGCTGCTGTCGCGCAGCGTCGATGTCCGCGAGCGCCTTGGCAAAGAGGCGATCGAGGGCGGCGCGCTGGCCGACGTTGTGACGGCGACTGTTCGGCTGCGGAAAGACAGCGAGACGGCTGCGATCACGCACGCGGACCGCGTGTCGCTTCGGGGCTACACCTGGGCGATCAAGTCTATCGTGCAGGTCGACGCGAAGGGCACGCTGCTCGAAATGCTTTTGGAGCGCGGGGTCGCGACATGAAGCTGCTTGGCGCGAAGAAGCTGGCGAGACAGTTGGCTGACCTGCCCGATACGGTTCGGGACAACATCGGCAACACGATCAACAAGCAGGTCAAGCGGGGCGTTCGGGTCGCTCGCACGCTTGTACCTGTCGATACGGGGCAATTGAAGGGCTGGATCACCGGGCGTGTCGAAAAAACTGACAACGGCGTCTACGGCATCATCGATGCCGCTCCCGATACGAAAAAGGCGCAACAGAAGGCGCGAGCCGTCGAGTTCGGCAGAACCAAGGGCAACCGAGGCACAACCGACGCCAACCCCTACATCAGAACCACCCAATCCTATCTTGCCAAGTCTTACAGATCCGCCGTGAGGCGCGCGATCAACAAGGCGGCGAAGGAGGCTGTTCGTGGCTGACAATTTCGCCCTTGCCTTGCAGAAGGGATTGCTTGCCGCGCTGAAGGCAAGCGCCGGCGTCACGACGCTTGTGTCAACGCGGATCTACGACGAGCCGCCGCAGAATGTGACCTTCCCCTATGCGCGCTTCGGCGACATCTCGCCGGATGCTTTCGACACCGACACGAAGGAAGGCGCGACGGTCGGCATCAGCATCGAGGCTCACAGCCGGTCGGCATCTGGCCGAGTCGAAGCCGTCCAGATCGTCGAAGCGATCAAGGAGGCGCTGCACCGTAATGAGACTAGCGTCACCGTCACGGGCTACACGCTGGTCGAACTGATTTTTCAAACGTATACTGTCACGCGAGATGCCGAAGGGCGTGGTTACACGGCGACGATCGCTTTGGAAGCCATGCTTGAGGCCGTTGCCTAAACCGGGCCTTGGGCAAGCCCTGAAACTGGAGGCCGATCATGGCAAAGCAACTTGGACGCGCCCTGCTGGTGAAGATCGGCGACGGCGCTACTCCCACGGAAGTTTTCTCAAACCTCTGTGGTCTGAACTCGAAGGCTCTGACGATCAACAACACGTCGATAGATGTCACAACTCCTGACTGCGCTACTCCTGGCGGCGCCCTTTGGACAGAGACGCTCAACGGCCTCAAGAACGTGACCATCACGGGCGATGGTTTCTTTGAGGATAGTGCTTCGGAAGCCCGCATGAATACTGTCGCCATGTCGGCAGACAACAAGTGCAACTTTACAGTCACCGTCCCTGCTTTTGGCACTTATGCTGGCGCGTTCCGCATTGCCTCGCTGGAGTTCGGTGGCGAGACTGAGGGCGGTGTGACCTACTCTCTGTCTCTCGAAAGCACCGGCGCAGTGACGTTCACGGCCGCTTGATGAGCATCACGGCTGAAGCACCACGGGGAGGCGTCGTCGAATATCTCGGCGATGCCTCCCATGTTTTCCTCCTTCGCAATCGCGAGATCGAGCGGTTCGAGGACAAGCATCGCGGCATCTTCGACCTGTGGGACGGCTTCTACGGCAGAGGCACGAAGCCATCATCGAAAGAGGTTCGCGATCTCGTCGCCCTCGCGCTGGTCGGCGGCGGCAAGAAGGACGCGGAGGCAGACAAGGTAATCGAGGCTTGCGGCCCGGCTGACCTCCTGCGGCTTTACCAGATCGCGCAGGCTGCACTCGGGATGGCGTTCATGCCTGATGTCGGATCGACCGTAAAAAAAAAGAACGCGGGCCAACGCCGAAGCGACTTGATGTCCGTCGCCTGATCGGCAACGGCATTGTGATCGGCTTACGGCCCGAAGAGATCCGTGATATGATCCCCAAGGATGCTTGGGTTTGCTTCGATGGTTGGCAAAGGGCGCACGAACCAAAAAAGCCAGGCAGCGAGGCGATGACGGCAGCGGAATATCGCGAACTTGTGAGGCAAGTCGATGGCGGTTACAGCAGAGCAGCTTAACATCATCATCGCTGCTCGCGATCGCGAGTTCGCGCGCGCGATGGATCAGAACGTCAAGCGCATCGAACGCTTTAGCAAGCAGGCGACGAAAGGTCTCGGCGACGCTAGTAAATCGTTCGACATGATCGGGAACGCGGCCAAGAGACTGGCGCCGGTTCTTGCCGCAGCGTTCTCGGTTCAAGCCGTCAAATCGACTTTTGACATGGTCAAGAACCTCGACAATCTCGCTGCTGTCGCAGGGGTCGATGTCGAACGCTTCCAAGAACTTGCGTTCGGGGTGCGACAATTCGGCGTCGAGCAAGACAAGCTGGCCGACATTCTGAAGGATGTGAACGACAAGTTCGGCGACTACATGCAGACTGGCGCCGGCCCGCTCGCAGATTTCTTCGAAAATATCGCACCCAAGGTCGGCCTGACCGCCGAGCAGTTTGCGAACCTGTCGTCTGAGCAGAAACTTGGCGCCTACGTTAAGGCGCTTCAGGATGCCAATGTGTCGCAGGCTGAGATGACCTTCTACATGGAGGCGCTTGCCAGCGATGCGACGCTGCTTCAGCGAGCGTTTTCTGACAATGGCGCTGCGATGCAGGGCATGATCGACAAAGCCCGTGAACTCGGGATCATCCTCAATCAGGACATGGTCGAGAGGGGCAGAGAAGCGAGCGACAGCCTTGCGATGATGGCAGATGTCATCAACGGACAATTGGCTCAGGCTCTGCTGCAAATTGCACCATTGCTGACGAGCACGGCCAGTTTCATCGAGACCATTGCAAGAGGCGCGAACAGTATTTTCAACCTGACACCTGAAGCACAGGGAGAAGATCTAAGGCGTCAGCAAACCGATTTGATGAATAGTCTCATCGCCGCTCAAGCTACCCTGCAACGGGCACAACAATTCGCTGCATCTGGAGTGCCCGGTCAAGAACAGACAGCGGCGCGTGCGGCGGCCGAGGTTGAACGGCTAGGCGCTGCTTATGCGGCCGTCACAGAAGAACTTCGCAGACTTGGTGGTGTCGGCGAAGTGACGGTTCTGGAGGACATCATCGTGCCGGCAGACACTGGCGGAGGCACATCTGGCGGCGGTGCCGCCGCGATCGAACGTTTGCCTCCTGCAATCAGACGAGCAAGCGAAGAACTACAGCAATTCCAAGAAATAATGAGGACTGTCGAGGGCACGATGGAAAGTGCCTTTATGGCTATGATCGATGGCACGATGTCCGCCAAGGATGCGTTCCGGTCGATGGCAAGCGAAATCATTCGCGAACTCTATCGCGTGCTCGTGGTCCAGCAATTGGTCCAAGGAATCAGCAGCGCGATCAAATTGGCGACGTTCGGCATGGGTGGCTTCTTCGCGTCTGGCGGCACGGTGCAGGGCGGCACGCCGGTCGTTACCGGAGAGCACGGCCGCGAACTTTTTGTGCCGCAGGAAGATGGCCGCATCATGAGCGCGGCACAGACCAGAGAGATGATGGGTGGTGGTGGCGGAGGGGTGACGATCCATCAAACCATCAACGTCTCGACTGGCGTGCAACAGACGGTTCGCACCGAGATCAAATCGCTGATGCCTGAGATCGCTGAAAACACAAAAGCGGCTGTGCTAGATGCAAAGCGACGCGGTGGCAGTTATGGGAGGGCCTTCTGATGGCGATTTCGTATCCTCTCACGATACCCTCTTTTACCGGCATTCGCAGCGTCGAGTTGCGAATGGTCAATTCTGTCGCGATCAGTCGATCTCCATTCACCCTCTCGACCCAAGCGCATAAGTACGCAGGCCAGATGTGGCAGGCTGACATTGCTCTGCCTGCGATGGACTACATCAATGCGGCCAAGTGGTTTGCATGGCTTGGCTCACTCAACGGGCAGTTTGGCACCTTCCTGCTGGGCGACCCGCGTCGCTGCACGGCCAGAGGGACTGCAACATCTGCGACTGTTACTGGTTCTGCGGGGGCGAGTAGCGTCACCGTCACGATGACAGGCACGCTGCTGGCAGGCGATTATTTCCAACTCGGTAGCGGGTCGACGGCCCGGCTTTACATGGTTCTGGAAGATCGCAGCGGCAACGGGACAATGGAAATCTGGCCGGCTCTAAGATCTGCTGCGTCGTCTGCAACTGCCACTTTGGCAACACCTCGCGGCCTGTTTCGGCTTTCTTCTAATGAGACAATCAGGACGGCCGATGAGATCGGTCGCTACGGCATCACCTTCGGCGCGATGGAGGCGATCTGATGGCACGCACGATCCCAGCAGGCATCCTGTCGGCGCTTGCGGGCGATGCCATCCAGCCTTTCTACGCGATCGAGATGGATTTCGACACGGCGCCCTTGCGGCTCTGGACCGGCTACGGAGACAGGACGATCGACGGGCAAACCTATCTCGGCGCTGGCACGCTTCTGACGATCAGCGGCCTCGAGGAGGTCGCCGACATGTCGGCCAAGTCGATCACGATCGAACTCTCTGCCATCGATGCGACGATCATCAGCCTGGCGCTTGCAGAGCCTTACCAGCGGCGTCGCTGCCGGGTTC